TGAAGATTAGCATCTAATACTTCTATATGTTCAGCACCAACTGCATCATCTGCAATCTTTGCTCCAGTAACTGCATCAGTACTTAATTTATCAGTTGTGCAAGATCCATTCTGAAGGATAGCCGTTGTTACTGTGTTGTTACTTGGAGTACCAATATTTACTGTACTTCCTATAACAACTGCTGAATATGTCGATCCAGTTGCAGGAGCACCACCTAATTTAACTGTACTACCATCTAAAGCAAATCCATCAGCAGGAGCTGAAGTTCCACTATTAGGCTTCTGTAAGACACCATTAATAAGTAATAGTATCTGAGATGCATAAGTAGGTGCATTGGTAATTGTAAAGTCAGTAGTACTACCATTAAAGGCAGGACTTAAAGTAGATATATAGAAGTTACCAACTGATTGAGCTTCATCCCAAGAGTTATTAGCTGCATTCCTAACAAGTAATTTATCAGTAGCAGTGTTAAAGAATAAGTCACCAGCATCGTTATCAGATGATGGGTTAGAACTTCCTACTCTATATCTAGCTTTAAAGTCGTTAATATCTGATGATAACTGTTTAATATCATCTTCTTTACCAAGTAACTTATGATAGTTATAGGTATTACTTGATCCTGTAGAACTAACAAGTAGACCCATATTATCTACTAAAGTAGTACTTTGTAGAGTCGAAGGGAATCCATTAATAGTTACGTTATCTGATCCATTACCAGCTGTTCTAGCAGTTGTAGATACACCACTACCATCAACAACAATACCACCAGCATCAGCAATACTAATTACGACACCAGAGGAAGGTTGAGTAGCAGGGAAGCTATCTTCATTCGCTATTACTTCTAGACCACCTAAAGGTGCTATCTGAGAAGCAACATAATCAACAACAGCTCCAGAGGTAGGGAATGAAGCATCACTATCTGAGATAGTTGTTTGTTTGGTTAATCCGTCTACTTGGTTAAGATCAGCTATGTCTGCTGTTAAAGCAGTACCACTAGCAAGTTTTGAAGCAGTACCTGACTGCATACCAGCAAGCGTTGAAAGTTCAGCATCAGCTATTTCTGAAGTTGTAACTGAATTAGCTGCTAGGTGAGAAGCATCTAGTGGTGAACTAGCTATAAGTGTTTTGATTTCAGCAGCTGTTTGATCGTCTTTAGCTCCTGTATCAATACCATTTAACTTCGTATGATCAGCATCTGTGAAGACATTAGAATCACTAGCACTTTCTACAAGTGTTCTAATTTCAGCAGCTGTTTGATCAGCTGTAGCACTAGCCTCTATAGCATTTAGCTTTGTGTGATCAGCATCTGTAAAGACATTACTATCTGTAGCAGATTCTACTAAGACTCTGATCTCAGCAGCTGTTTGATCATCTTTAGCTCCTGTATCACAAGTATCTAATTTCGTACCATCAACAGAGACATCTCTTCCGTCAACAGTACCTGAAACAGTTATGTTTCCTGTTAGTGAGACGTTCTGAGTTCCGAATTGTGGATCAATCTTAGTACCAGCTATAGCAGCTGCATTATTGATATCACTATTAACTAATGAACCACTAGTTACAGCTACTGTTATTTGACCACTACCTGGACTATTATCTGTAACAGTGATCTTGTTTCCAGCTGCAACATCTGTTGTTAAAGCTGTATCTATTTTACTATCTATTCGAGCATCTTGAGCAGCAGTAGTACTAACTCTTGAATTGTTACTGACCCAGGTTTCAGTACTATCAATTGTCTCATCACCACTAGTCCAAGCAGTATCAATTTTATTATTGGACTCTTGAGAAACATATAAAGTTTGGGTGAAGTTATCGTTCAGATCAGAAGATCTAATAGACGATCCAGCATAGAAGGTAGCTTGTAGGTTTGAATCGTCTGTTTCTCTATAAATCCTTATTGATGATGAATTGGCTGGTGCACTATTAAATTGTACGGTTGTTGCATTAGCTAATGTAAATGCAGTTGTTACCGTGCCATTGATGCTTGCTTTAACATCAGTGGTCTTTAAATATGGAAATGTAAATGAGTAATTGGTGGTGGAGCCATTACCCGTATATGTTGATTCGGTTACAGCCATTTAATTGATTCATTATTTATTACGGTGGAAGTTGGTAAGGTTTTTCTTATATTTGTAATTCTCTCTAGATTGTTTAGCAGCACCTTCAATATCTCCCCGTTCCATCTTATTTTTAACAATGGCTGCACCATTGCCTAAAATGTCTAGATGTTTAAATCTTGGATCAGAAGCTACTTTAAATTCTGCTGTTTTCTGAGCATCTTTAATCAGCTTTCTTAGCCTTTGATAAACAGGTAATCTATCTTTATATTGTCTAACTTCTTGCTCGTTAGCACCTGAATTTATGTACTGACGTAATTCATTAAGTTGATTATTCCACTGAGGTTGAGTTCTCATCTTTTCAACTTCTTTCCAAAGTTCCATCTCACCCATAACTCTTCCTATAGCTTCTCTTTCCTCAGCAGTGTATGCAACATCTGCATTGTACTTATTTTTAATGATATTGATATCATCAAAACCACTATTAAGTAACCATAGTCTCCAAGGTTCTTCACCTCCACTTATTTTTACAGGACTCGTAGCATTAAGGATTCTGAGTAGATGATTATCTATTTCATTAACCTCTTCACCAGTCCAATAATCAATTTGAGAAGGTAGTGTTCCTCTAGCTGGAGTAGTATTTAGTACATAACCCCAGAAATCATCATAGATATCTTTTTGTGCTTGAGTGATAGCTTTAGATACAACACCTACAGCTCCAGACATAGGGATAGCACCTCTAACAAGGTTTGATGCTAATCGTTTAAAGGCTGCCTCATCTCCACTAGCAACAGCCATTAATGGTTCAATACCATATAATGGTGTGTTGTTTAAATAAGTAGCTGATATAGTCCAACCTAATTTATCTAATGCTGTTTGAGTCATACTTGAACCTAAGGCAGTTTGGTGATAAGCCAAATCTCCAACCAAAGCAAACATCTGTTCAACCATTGGTATACCTTTATAGCTAACCCAGTTATCACCAATTTTAACTGTATAAGGTCTCCATCCTTTTCTCATTAACTTCTGCCTATCAGCATTATTAGATGGACCATTACCTCTAATACCTCCTGACATTGCATACCAATACCCCATGATGGCAGTAGCACCACCAACCATTAGACGACCTTCATACTCATCTTTTAGCTGTTTATATATAGCCATAGCATTAGGTGTCTCATCAAAGTTTTTAACTCCATGAGATGCCAATGCTTCTTTAATGAGATTGATATCATCACCTGCTTGTAATACCTTTGCATACTTAGATTTAACTCCAGGTATGAGTGATATAGGTGTATAAGATAAAGCTAATTTAACTTGGTTTATACCAGTTCTAGGGAACATCATTAATGTTTTTAAAGCTGGTACTTTTGTTAAACCTGTGTTTAACCAAGTAGAGATTCCATCATCTAAGTTTAAAGCGATCTCACCTGATGCATTCTTTGCAGCTGCATCTGTTAAAAGACCATCTCTATCAAACATCTGGTTATAGTTAAGCTCTTCTGCTTTCTTTAACTGTTGACCAAATACAGCTGGATCTAAAGTCTTACCATATTGACCAAAGACATCATCATAAGCTTTTAATCTAGAGTTAAAAGTAGCCATGAATGTATCAGTAAAGGCATCAACACCTGCCATAGCAGTCATACCTGTTCTCATCCATTTCATCTTTGCTACTTTTCTATTCAGGTTCGCCCATCCATAAAAGAACTGATTAGCTACATCACCTTCTTTCTCCCACTGTTCAGCCATATCATCGACAATTTTATATGCATTGTCTTCATCAATAACAAAGTCTTTACGAATAGCTTTCATCATAAAGTCAGAATCATTATGAACCTTTGACATACGTTTAGTCATGTCACTGAAAGCTCTTCTAGTGGTCTCAAACATAGAGCCATGTAAATACATAACTCTTTCAATTGGTTCTGTATCTTTTGTAAGGATTGACCTAACTCCAGCTCTAGTAAATGTTGTTAATGGTTTAAGCATTAGCATTGATCCATTACCTACAGCTGCTCTCATCCCAGATAAACCAGATAAGATGTTGTTATAAGTAACAGCCCAAGCACCTTTAGCAAAGAGGTTCATACCTCTACCACCACTTAGAATCAAACCACCTGGACTTACTTGTTCCTTAGCCCATGTGTTGAGTTTAATAATGGTATTAATATCTCCATCACTATAGTCATATGCTTCTAATAAAGTACGAGCTAGTTTTGGATTCTCTTTTTTTACTTGTTCTAAAGTTCTTCTAAAAGTTTTAAAGTCTTCATGTACTTTAACTGCATTTTTATTAAACTCTTCAAGAGTCATAGCAGCAATTTCACCTGGGTCACCTTTTTTCCAGAACTTCCACCATTGCTTGTTCTGTAAGGACCAACCAGCTACATACTTAGATGAGCCGTATTGAGCTTCTAATAGCTCTAAACGATCCATTACGTTAGAGAATACCTTATCATCATCTAACAAGCCTTTGAAGGTCTTAGAGCCATTTGAGATGGCTGATATCTCCTTACCAAGAGTAGACATAACCCTTGCAGCTGTTTCTTGTGAATCTCTACCTAAGTAGACATCAATAAGATCTGATATTGCTAATGCTGCAGCTTCTGATGCTTGCTCATTTAAATAGGTTATTTCTGTATTTTCACCTATTTCATTAATTAACCATTTCTTATCTCTGAAACCATTCTGATTTAAAACCTTTCCAAGTTCTTCACCTGTTCCTGGCTTCATTATCTTTTCATAGATATTGTAAACAGCTTGACTTCTAGCAGCTCTACTAGCTTTGAATTGACCTTGGAAGCCTACATACTCTCCTGCTTCTCTAACATTTTGAGCTATCTCAGCAATCATATAGTTAGACTTACCAACTATTAAACCCTTCTCCCTCATAGCATCTGTATAAGGTGCTGTAGGTACAGCATTCCTTGATACCTCACCTGCTTCTTGAGCAGCTATATCAACTGTATTCTTAACAGCTTGACCAGGGATTGTTGGTTTAGCAGTGGTTTTAGTTTCACTAACTAAGGATGGTGTTATATCTGGATCTAAAGTTTTAGGTTCGAAATAACTTCTATCTAATCCTAGTTTTGCTAATTGCTCATCACTAGCCTCTTGTCCTAACTGACGTACACCTTTTAATAACTCTTCTTTTGGAAGCTTCATCATGTCTTCTTCAGACAGACCTTTAAGCTTGGCTACTATACTCACTGCTTTGTTTTCTTTAGCTGCTTCTGTTTGTAGTTTCTGAATTGCTTTGTTATCTATGTACGCTTGACGTGATCGTTGTTGTGACTTGACAAATGAATCAGCTGCATTCTGTGTAACTTCTGAAGATCCAGTCTTCATTGTTTGATCAATTAATCTAGTTTTTTCATCAACTAGATTCTGAAGTTGCTCTTTACCTAAAGTTTTACTTTGAATAGCAGTATCAATATCGATAATTCTATTCCTAGTATCAAGTTCAATGTTCTTAAGTTGTTGAGTTTTCTTCCAAGCTTTACTTCTTTTATTTAATGGTTTGATATTCCATAACAGTGGCTTACCTGCATTTAATGCATAACCAAGAAGATCTCCTACTCCACTTAAAACAGTCTCATCTAAAGCAGATAACAACCTATTAATCTCAGGACTAGTACCATCTATAGTTTGTAAATCTTGAGATATTGGGTAAGTACCTTGAGTTCCAAAGGTTTCAGGGAACCAGTCAGCTAGACGTTTAAAGTTATCAGGGTGTGTTAGTAATCTGTTTGTTGGATCTTCACCGTAGTCACTGATTGCAGCTATGCCACCATTAATTACACCAACACCTCCAACATTAGCAACTGCTCTTGTAAGACCTGTTAGTTTTGTACCTGCAAGGTATTTCCCATAAGCACCTGATGTAACAGCAGTAGGAATAACTACACTTGCTACCTGTCTAAACTTTCTAGCACCTTCGTTCTCAAACCTAGTAACTTCATCCCAAGTATCATCTATACCACCTAAACCAGGTATAGCTCCGATGACATCGAATGGTACATCTAATGCACCCATACCTGACATATAAGCCCACTTAGCAGGATTCATATCTAATTCCATACCACGATGGAACTTAGAAAAATCATCTCTTATCTTGTCAATTCCTTTAGACTTATTGATTACCTTTTCAGTATCACTAAGTTCTTCATTTGATTCTGGTTCTTGAAAGGTAGTAGGTGGTTGATAGTCAGGGTTCCTTTCTCTTTCTTCCTCAATGATTCTATCTTTGTATTTTTGGATGTTTGTCCGTTTATCTTGTGTATATTCCATTGTTATTTAAGAGAATATGGTGCGAATTGACCTGTATCAAAACCTTCCTTGATTACATAATCCCAACTATAATCCACCTTCAATTCCTCTCTAGTAGGAGGTATTAAGGCAGGTCGTTGTATTTTTTTTAAAACATTTGGAGAATAAAATTTAGGATCTCTAACTGAATTTGGGTTATATGTAACTTGAATTGATTTTCTTAAATCACTTAAGGTTCTTAGATTTTTAATCATCTCCTTACCTTGAGGATCACTAGAATCTCTATATAAAGTTGATATGAAATCATCTACTTTCAAACCTAAAGTATCTAGTTCTGCTGCTTTAAGTTGATGATGCCAAACGTCTAAAGGACTACCAAATATGTCAGGATCAGCTTGTGAAATCTGAAAACATATTTCAGGTAATCTGAATGATTTACCGTCTGCTATTGCATCACGTATATATTTTAGATCCTCTACCTTTATATATAGCTGACTGCTTATTAAATCTGGTTGATCTTCAAGTTCATTTATAACATTTAGTCTTTCATCAGGTGATTCAGTAGGTATTATTTTTGCAGCATTCTTATGTGTTCCAGGTACGAATGCACCAAAGAATGCCATTTGTGAACCTTGAGCACCAGGTTCTATGACATTGAAATCACCATAACCTTTCTCTATATTTTCTTCTACTTTCCTAATTGAACCCTCTATATCATTTGATTCTAGTAGATATCTTCTGAACTGTGTTTCTGCAACATAAGCAGCGTGCGTGATACTACTGTGAACAGTCTCGTCTATACTCTTTGCTTTTAAAGCTGCTCTAAGAGCTTTATTAAAAGCAGGTGTGACTCTCTTTTCAATATTTGCAGATTTAAAGATTGCTTCCTTTTCAGCAGCTTCCGCCCAATACTTGTCTCTTATATCTTTAGGTACATATGGACCTTTCAGCTCTTCAGTTGTTAGTCGATTTTCATCCGCTAATTTATTGAAATGTGTTTCCCAATAATTACCATCAGTTCGACGTTGAATACTTTCATCTCTATAAGGAAGAAATTCTGCTAGTTCTTCATTACTATGACCCGTACTTCTTAGTTGATCTATACCTTTGTTTAAAACATTTAGATCTCCATTCCATTCAGTTTCTATGAAAGTTTTAAACTCTCCTCTTTCTGCTTTCTTACGTCCAGCGATGATCTGAGCTGTTTTCTGTTCGTTGCTTTCTTTATTTAAAGTACGTTGATAAATAAGATCTTGAACTAAGCCTGCATTTGCCTTTCCCCAGGTGCTATTCATATTACCTAAGGGTGTCTCATTTAATAATCTAAGAACTTCTGCATCATTAGGAAATTTCCTTGTATCACCTAATAACGCAAATACAGCAGCTTTAGCTTCAGATGGAGTAAACCTTGTTCCATCAGCTTTTCTTTCTCTAGTCTTTTGTATGTAGTATTCATTCAAAGATTGTGGAGTTAAACTAGCTGTTAATACTTGTTCTTTCTCACGAGTTCTTCTTTGTGTAAAACTTACATCTCTATCTAACTTTGCTCTGTTTACAATGACATTCGATGCATTACGCATCTTTGTAAACATAGGATCTAAGAAATCTGCACTAACACCATATAACTTATGAGCTTTAAGATATTCCATTCTTAAAACTTCTAAAGCTGCTTGCTTCTGTTCAACAGTTTGAACATTCATTTCTGACAGCTTAGTCTGTGCAAACTCTCCAAAGTTCTCTCCAGCCATTATTGAGTAAGCTTTTAAACGTCCATAATCAGACGCCTTATTCTTACCTCTTACATATATCTCTTCTTCAATGGAATAGCCATCTTCCCTCATCCTATCTGCTAAAGCTTCTAAGTTCTCTCCATCTTGCCAGTTCTTATCCTCAAGCATATCCATCATGATCTGATCTTCCATGCTCAAGCCATGATTCATATAGTAGGCATATGATGAGTTGGCTGTATTTTCCCAGGTTTTATCTTGGTAAGTCTTTAGAGCACCTGCAGCTGTCTTACTAAAATTGATTATGCTTTCTAAATTTTTGGCATCATTTTCTATCTTAGTTAATTCAGCGTTATAGTTTTGTTCCTTACCTTGTTGCTCAATTTTTAAAGCTTGTTTCCTTGTTGCAGAAGTTAAATCTTCAATGTTGATTTCTTTAGCATTAGCTTCTTCATTCCTTTGTATTCTTTCTATATTGGCTTCAAATTGTTCATCTCTTCTGATGGCTTCTTTCTGTGATTCTTTAAGATCAGATAGTTCTTGCTGTTGCTGTTCCCGCATACGGGAAAGACCTATATAACCTGGATCAATACTAGTGAAGCCTTTACCACGGGCGTACCCTTGGAATTGTGCTTTTGCCATTTGTTTTTGTATTATTTAATAAGAATATAAAGAGGTATCTAGTCCACCTGAACTTTGCATATCGGAAAAACTAAAACCACCAAAATCAATTGTGTTATTACTATCTCCTTCAAACTGATTACCACCTGCTGTGTTGGCAGCCCAATTCCGAGCAACTGAACCAGCTGCGTCTAGTAATACACTTGTAAAGTTAGGTGTTGGAAGAGTTGATATACCTTTAACAGGTTTCGGACCAAAGTGAAAATCTTCTAATTCGCTAGGTAATTGATATTCAGTTAGTGGTGTTTTAAATGGTTCTAAAGGTGCTGGTCCTTTCTCTGGTGTTAACATCCTATTAGCATGAGCTTGAATATTAGCTCCTAAATGACCGATATTAATTTGATGCAATTGCATACGAGTATTAATACCAGCACTTACAAGCGATTCAGTCATGATCGCCTGCTGTCTTCCTTGATCAGCTAATTGAGATTGCTGTTGCTTTGCAGCACTTCTACCTGATACACCTTTAGCTGCTAACTCTCCTTTTTGGATAATACCTTCAATAATGGTCTCTTCATTTTGAAAGGCATAGCCTTGTTCAAGTTCCTTTTGTTGCTGTTTTGTTTGTTTCTTTGCAAACTCAGCACTACCTGCATTAAATGCTAAAGCTGTTTGATATAATTCGTCAGATTTTTTATGTAGTTTTACCTGTTGATTATATTGGTAGTCATGTATTTTTAAAGCTTGTAAATAATTTCTAAGATTATTAGCATCTTTTAAGTCAGCTAATTTAATCTCATTCTTCTGCTGTAGTTGAATACCAGCTACAACATCGTCCCATTGAGCTATAAGTCGATCCTTATTAGCTTCCCACATAGGGAGATCATAGTCCCAATATTTATCATTCAGAAATTCTTCTTGTTTTCGTTTTGCATCTTTTGCTGTTTCGTTGCCTAACCAACCACCGACTACATCAGTAACCGTATCTATCCATGACATATGTTAAGTCCTCCTATAAAATCTCGGTGAATAATTTCCTTCCCACATCATCGAGTTTAAGGATACTGGGAATGGTGAGTCATTAAAGACTCTTAATTTAAAGTTTTCTGTTCGTTGATGTATAGGTACGGTATAGACATTTGAATCGTCTAGTGGTACATCATCAGCTAAATCAATATCAGCTGTAATTGCTGAGTTAAAGTTATACCATTCATCTAAATAGATAAGTATGTCATCTCCATTAGCAGGAGCATTAGTAAACCTAATCTCTGTATCACTAAGGAAGGTATAGGCAGTAGTAACCACATTGTTAATCTTTACCTTAACTTGGTTCCTATCTACATAACTAATATCTTGTGGTGTCCATGGAAAATCTTTTGTAGTTCCATCTCCTGTATATTCTTTAGAACCAGCTAAGATACCTTGTGACTTAAGTTTGAATGACATCAAACCTGATAAGCCAACATCAAACTTTAACCTTGCAATAGTTAAAGTAGCTGCATAATCTGTATTCTTACCTTCTTGATCTAGTTGATAATAGAGTCTTGGTAGATGGACATCAAAGTCATAGGTCCATCCTACATAAACATTATCAGCTACTGAAGTAAGATCTTGTCTAGGTATAATGAAGAATGTTCCATCACCATCAGTAGCTATCTCAGGAGTTAAAGTAAATCCAGATTCAGCAAATGTTCCAGCAACAGTACTACCAGCAATAACAATGATGGGTTTAGCATCAGTTAAGTTAGCGTAAGGTATATAGCATTTAGTTCTATCATTAGCTGAATCATAAATAACTTTCTTTTCACTACCACCTGTTAAACCATTACTAGCAGTTGTATATAAATCAATACAAGGGTTAACTTTCTGACCTTGGTTATTAACAATGATAGCTTGCTCTGGACTTTGACTTAAGTTAGCTACAGAAATAGTATATTCATTACCTTGTTTGGTAATAGTGTACATATCATCTTCATCTACTACCATTGATTGAACAGTCCCTGGTAGCTGCCATTTGAACCATGACTCCATAAGAAGAGTCTCACCATCAGAGTATGTTTTATAGAAGTAAATGGTATCACTGCTCTGACTAGACATAGCAATGAATTCATTCTGTACACTAGAGACCAATGTATCTACATCAATAGTGATCCACTCATTAACAACTCTTGCAATATCAAGTACAGTAGGACTCTCAGCTAAACCTCGTGTTTGCATAGCAAAGACTCTGGTATAACTAGGAGTTTTACTGATGAAGTTCATGTGAGTACCAACATCAATAGGATCTACATCAGCATCCATTTCCATGTTGGATATAGCTCTGACTTTTGTAGCCATAGGTGTTAATGGACCACTCTCTGAATACATCCAAAACTGTTGATTCTTGGAAAATAGAATTAAACCTTGTGTTGTAGGTATAACTGCATTTAATTGTGTAGGTCTACTAGAAGAGACATTAATATCTATTGGATCTGCATCAGTAATAGTCCTAGCAGAAGCATGATAGAAATTATATGGTTCCATGGCTTTACTCATAGAAACCTTATCTTCACATAGGAATCCTAATCGAGTTCCATGGAAGAATGCTTTTTGTATTTTCTTACCTACAAATGATGGATGAGAATTAGTTGTATCATCTCCAACTACTCTATCGTTATATGCTATTTCTCCAAATGTAAAAGTATTAGCAGCTGTTCTTTGTAATTGATGAGGCATTGAGGATTTGGTTAATCCTGGTGATACCTTAGGACTTATAGTCTCTTTCCAATAACCAAAACCAAAACCACTACCATCATTCTGTACAAATTTAGCAAAGTAGTTATCCTCAGCAGTATCAGGTGTGTTGACAATCTCTGTTACATGATCATGGAAAGATTCTTTAGGTAAATGAGATACATTAACAACCCAATCTTGGAATACTTCTAGTGCTTGGTTATTAACACCACCTTTAACTTCAATTTCAAAAGCAGTATATGTACCACCAGGTTTGTAATCAACTTGTAAGGTAGTACCTAATTGAGTAATTACCCAATCTGCAGGGGTTAAGAAACTAGGACTAACAGTATGATCAGATGTATTACTTGTAGCTAATATACCAGCTTTTATTTTTGCTAATACATCATTATAGGAATCATCTGAATCTGAAGTAACAGTAATAGTACGAGTGGTACCACCAATTGTTATTTTAATTTCAAACGTAGTACTAACAAGATTCAGAGTCGTACCAAGTAATAGGATGGTAGCTCTTGTGTGACCAGTGAATGAAGGTGTTGCCTGAGCTGCTACTGTAAATTGATTATTAGTTATTACCGTTGTATCTTGAATGGTTAAAACATCATAGTTAAATTTAGAAGTACCAGTTAAGTAAGCATGTGCTCCTAATGTTGAACCATTAACTGTACAAGCTGCTCCAGTATCTGCATTCCATATATGAATCGTACCGTTAGTACTATCAACCTTAGGTATAATACAACCAATATATCTTTCCTCTGTAGTCCTATTGATATAGAACCATTTTGCATTATCTAAAGAAGTACCACTGTATGCCGTACCTCCTGTATTTTTTAATTTAGAAATAAACTTAAAACCAGGTCTCTTAGTTAGACCTAATGTTACATCTGGAAATCCATTCAAACATTCTGTAACCTGACCTGGAAGTTTCTTACTATCACTTTGTTTAGATACACCACCAAGGTAGTTATCTATTCGTTGACTTACAGCTGCCATTATCTCATAAGTGCTTTGTAGGGTTCATAACTGACATAAGGTTCAGAGTTATCTGGCTTACCAAAGTATGAGTAATCACCTTGATTACATTCATATTCAAGTGCCATAGCTCTCATATATGCCTCTTTCTGTTGGAGCATCGCATATTGATTTTGATCTCCAACAATTCGACTAGATGTTACTGTTGCTGCTCTAGCTGTTATATAGTCTTTGATTGGTCCAGGCAGATCAACCCAATCAAAAAACCAAATCACATCGCATTCAACTGTATCTGTCCAGTCATTATCTTTATGGTTTTGTTTATCGTATAATTTTCCATTTCTTATAATTGAATCCTTCGACCCATTAGTACCATTATTAGTTAGGTCAATTTGTAATACATTAGAAGGTATTACTATCTCATTATCATTGTTAGGTTCGAATGGATAATGGTTCTCCTTATTAAAGCTCCATCCCTCTGTTTGGACTTCTCTAGATACTTCTAAGAGGGTATCATATGCAATCGCAACGTCTGGGTTGGTTGAATCTAGAGTAGTTACTGGAGCCTGACCACAGCTCGCTAGTATTTGATTTATTGCAGGTAATTCTGTAACAGCGTTAGTGGTAGGAAATGCCATAGTTATATATGTATGAATAAAAAAAAGGGAGCCATATAGACTCCCCTTAATAGTTAGAATGCAGCGTTACCTGATGAACCTGTTGCAGCACCTGCAATAAGTTCAACACATGCGGCTGGATTCACGAAATCAGCACCACAGGCTAAGCGTCCAAGAATTACGTCACCCTGATAAATCACGGATACGTCACCCTTAGTTACTTGTACTTGAGGACCAATTGCTTCGACAACACCAGCAGATTCTCTCTGTCCGATGATGCCACAAGAGTTAGCGAATTCTGTTTCTTCACCATACTCGTTGTTGATTCCAGTTACGTCAGCTGCAGCATCTTCTACTGCCTCACTAACGAATGTACCGACGTTACCTGGAGAGGTAATGCCTGGGTTTGTCGCAGAAGCTGAACCATACTTAGTTCCATAAGAACCGAAGAACGGAATGTTCATTGACTTGTAGATCTTGATACCAGCGATCTCTACAATTCCATTACCCTTCTGACGGGATGTACCTTGTGAGTCTCTGTTAACTAGACCATTATCACCAACCTGTTGGATTAGTTCATAGTACTGA